CATCGACTCGTGTTGGTCCATTCATCATAGCTAATGTTGACAAGTATCCGTTCGATAATGAGAACAAGATCATGATAAAGTATGCGATGTAATTACTTGGAAAAAAATCTGTAAATGCACAAAACATGAAAAATACATAAAAGCCCGGTGGTTCTTCCACTACTCAAAGGCAAACACATATAAAGCCCGGCAAGTACATTGCTACACAAAGGCACTAACAATTTTGCAAATATTTAACGTCCGGATGATGAACACCTACTCAAAGACGAGCCTATACTTCCACAGCGGCTAACCTGTGCCAGTGCATTTTTCTTCGAAACGCACAAAATCCAATCGCTCACCAACAATGCCTAATCAACCTCGTCAAAACCGGATGTTCAGCCGGCTGAGACGGGTCCCATTCGTTCAGCAAGTACTCTTCGCACTGCTGCAACATGGCCACACTAACACCATATGCGTATCCAAATTCGCCATAGGTTTTTCGCGTGGGACTTTCCTTCTTCTCCACCCCACGCACCAAATAGGCACGCGAAGTATCGACCACACGGTTCTGATCGACCACTACTTTTCCGTGTGGGTACAGTTCGGACAGGCGCTTCCAGTACGCCCACATGACAGGAATACCACAGTACGTCGCTCTGTGCGTCATGAACACGTCAGGAGCCCATTCAGAATTCAACTGCATGGTAGACGTCTGGAACGTCCCCTTCATCAAACTCCTCTCAGGCATGGGAATGAACGCATAATTCCTGTCATCCAATGGCACCCATATAGACGACAAGAAATTGGCCCGATCCCCAATTGGATCCCAACTCGATCCTGCTTCCGGCTTCCAACCAAGTTGGCTGAGATACTTTTCCAAGAGTTCTTGCGAAAACTTGTGCGCCACTGACGGATGAATAAACAGAAAGTTGTCATCCCCCATGAAGAACATCTTGACAAACTTCACGATCTCTTCAACCGTAAAGCCCATCTTAAACAGCGCCCACACATGTGCTGCCGCGTTCAACAGAGAGTTGCCAACCGACGTGTCATTTCGACCCGACTTGCGCGTACCCTTCACCTTGACCCGAACGGAGCCATCCATTGTAGCTCCTGAGACAAAGACATCTTGCGCCATCATCTCCTCGAGTTCCCTGTAGAAACCAGGAATCTTGCTCATGATCTTCGATTGAGCTGCAAGTGCGTAGTGGCTTATGCGGCCATCAAAACGCGAACAATCAGTCCAAGCGGTCAAGAAACTACCCCAAAGTTGGACCATGTCGCCAAAAACTTTTGACATGGCTTCACCGTTTAGCCCACCGGCATAAACGAGAAAGTTGTTCACATTGAAAACACGCTTGAAAAGCTTGCCCACGAGATACCACAAGACACCATTTTTCACCTGCTGCTCGTACGAGCCATTGCAGATACACCGTGGATCAGTCTGTGAGACATCACCATCTTCCTCCTTGAGAATGGTATTTTCACGCTTGGTAAACAGAGTCACAAACAGCATGCGTTTGGAAAAG